AATGATACAGGTACTATTACAAGTGCTGATGGTTCATATTTAGTAGTCATTGGAAATGCATATGGTGAAGGAACTGTATCGGGAACTGCTTGGAGTGATGAGTTAGCAGTAGTCTACAATCAATGTCAGATATTTAAAACACCATTAGAAATAACAGGAACTCTTTTAGAGGCTTCTTTACGTGGTGAGTCTTCTGAATTGGCTAGACTTCGTGACCAAAAATCACAAGAACATAAAGTTCAAAAAGAAAGAGCTTTCTTGTTTGGTCGTTCTCCAATTAACACCAGTGGTGGATTTGATGATAATTCACTATCTGATGCAAATGGAAATGTAGTTCGTTCTACGATGGGTATTATCCCTGCAATTGAAAAGCATGGAGCCGCATCAGGTGCAGATCAGAATCGTTTCAGTATCACAGAAGCAAGTTATGCTTATGGCGACTTTGTAGATGATATGGAAAAAGTATTCCAGTATGTTCCTGAAGCAGGTATGAAGCGTGCTTTCTGTGGGCCAGGTGCCTTAGGGTATTGGTCTAAGATGGCTGGCGCTTCTGGAATGGCAGGTAATTCAGGTTGGACAGTGAACCTAGGTGATATGAAGCGTGATTCTTTAGGATTTAACTATAGAATGCTAGAAACACCTCATGGGGCATTGCAGTTGATTCCAACACCTGTTCTTCGTGATGCTTACAATAAAACAATGCTTGTTGTATCAGATGAGAATCTGTTCCACGCTCAGTATAGAGCGCCAAAGTTCCAAGCTAACATCAAAACAGATGATGGCTATGATGGAGTAAAGGATCAGTATATGTCTGACGAAGGCATTGGAGTAACACTCATTGAAAGTCACAAGTTATTCCAAATCAGTTAAGGGAGGTTACTTATGGCTAGACCTTATCTAGGTGGATCAAGCGCAGGAATCAAATCATTGACTGCTAGTGCAACTCTTGCAGATGCAGATAGCGGAAAAGTGATTTTGTTTACACCGCCTTCAAGTGCGGGTGCTTTGGTAATGACTTTACCAGCAGTTTCTAATGTTGGATTGGAATTTACAATTATACAGAAAAGTGCTTATGACACTGCTGTATGTAAAATCCTATCTGCAGAAGGAAATAACCTTGTTGGTAATATAGATGCACAAACTGGAGCTGGTGACAATGCTGCCGCTACTGATGATTTTATTCAGTTCGGTTCAGCAACGGTTGCTGGTGACTTTGTGAAGCTAGTATCTGATGGCAGTAAGTGGTATGTCGTTGGAAGTTGTTCTAAAGTAACCTCAAACGGAATGGCGTTTGGCGCAAGTTAAAACACATAACAATGGGGGAGTTTCGGCTCCCCCAAAGTTGTAAGGATTATGACACAAAAAGAATTGATTGAAACCGTAAAGCAACATCACCCTGAATTGGGGGAAACACAAATACGGATATTTTTAAACAGAGCCTTGGATGAGTTCTGTCGTAAAACTCGAATCATTAAGACGCTTTATCAATTTAATACTGACCCAGGGGTACGGTATTACGATTTAGATGACAGCATTATTGAAGTTAGTAGAGTGGATTACGACAGTTATGAAATTCCAAGACTTACAAGTCCTCCTGAGAAAACAGATGTCACTTGACGATAAAACAAATGCATTAAAAAAAGTATGGTGGATAGAAAGAGATTCTATAGGAATTGCTTCTACATCAGACACAGATGAAACGTCTACATATGTTTCTGTAGATGAGGTAAAAACGGTAAATGTTCATGCGGTTAAGCACGATCAAAATTTTGTTGCTTCTGGATCAGGTATTGACATGACAGATGGAGCAAGCGGAACACCGAATATACCTAGCGAATTTCACGATGCTTTGGCTCAATACGCTATAGCAAAAGGATATGAACTAAGTCCTGAAGGATTGCAATCTGCAGCTTACTTTAGGAATTTATGGAATATGTGCATTACAGAAGCAAAACAGTATTCCAATCAGGATAGGCTTGGCAGTCAGGCATATACAATACAACAACAAGATTTTTAATGATAGAAATAGTTACAGGAAGCGATTATTGGGAAACCATCACTTTTACGTGGAGTGCAATAACCTATCCTTTAACATGGGATGGATTAACAAGTTTTTCAGAAATATCAAGTATCGCTACTTCATATAGTGAATTATCAACAACCACAACAACATTTACGGAAGTATGACTGGAGATTTTCAAACACGAATAGAAGACATTATCGGCTCCGTTGGTGATACAACTTTGATTACCAATTCTATTCAAGAAGTAGGGGCTGAAATTGTACAAGTATTACCTGAAGATAAATTATTGTACAATGTAAAAACAGTAGATTTTTCTTCTTCAGGAGTTACAATAGATGATAAAAAAGTAATAGCAGTAGATAAAAGCGATATTCCTGCAAGGGAAATTCCTGCTATAATGAAGGGGAAATATAATTCTACTTCTTCTATTTATTCTGCAAGCGATACAGATCCTGTATTCTATATAGAAGATAAAAAAGTATACATTAATGGTGCGGCAGGAAGCGGTCCAACTTCTGGTACATTACACTATGTGCCAAAGATACCTACAAGCGATGGCAGTACAGCCATTGCATACAACAGCTCTGCTACGTCAAACTTTCCAGTAGAAGCAGAAAATCTATTGGTATTAGGAGGAGCAGTAAAATGCTTACAAAGGTTACTTGCAGATAAGACTGCTAGTTTACCAACCGATATTAGCGAACCTTCATTACCTGTTTCTCCTGCAAGCCCATCAGCACCTTCGTTTACATATAGTGATGTAAGTGTGTCTGATATTGTACAGCCAATTGTTTCTATTTCAGATATGGCAGTATTAACAGAGAGCGCACCATCGTATGTGCCTCCAGTATTAACATTAGGTTCTGCTCCAACTATTTCAGATTTAAGTATTTCATTGGCAGTACCAGTTACTCCTTCTTTAACATCAAACTCTGTCAGTTTTAGCACAACTGCTCCAGTATATACTCCTCCAGTTACTTCCCCATCTTTTAGTACGGTAGATACGTTTATTTCTACGGATGAAGATATTGAATTAGCAGGAGCCAAAATACAAGAGATCAATTCTCAAATAGGAGAATATCAAGCCAACATACAGAATCAATTAAACGTATTTAATGATGCGAATGTTGAATACCAGGCTGAACTGCAAAAGGCAATACAAAATGCTCAATTATCTCAAAGCGATGACGCTCAAACACTACAAAAGTATTCTGCTGAAATCCAAACTTATCAAGCTCAAATTGGTAAAGAAGTACAAGAGTATCAGCAAAACATGGAAGGCGATTTAAGGGTATGGCAAGCTGAAAGACAAACCGATCTTCAGAAGTATGGAACAGATATACAGAATGCATTGAATTCGTTTAATGAAGACAACGTAGTGTATCAGCAAGATATACAAAGAAAGATTCAAAACTTTCAAAAAGAGATTCAATCTGCTATGCAGAATGCACAACAGGAGTTTGGAACTCGGAAAGCAAACTTAGATAAGAATGTCCAAGTAGATTTGCAAAATGCTATAAACAATTTTCAAAAAGACGTACAAGAATACAAATCAAGTTTAGAAAAATATCAATCCAATATTCAAGATTATCAATCTGAGGTGGGTGCTACGATTCAAAAGTATGGTGCTGATTTACAGAACTATAGCGCAAAGATTCAAAAAATTATGACTGACTACACTTGGAAACAAGGTCAGTACCAACAACTAAAAGCCGAATATAATCAAGGCTTACAATTATTAATAGGCGGTGGTATTCCGCAACAACAAGGAGCTTAATTATGGCCAATCAAATTAGAATACATACTGCTTGTGAAATTATTCAAGATAACGATGTAACCGTTGAAGGCATTACATATTCCGATAAAAAATTAGATGGAAATGCAGATTCTCGTTCATGGGGAGGAAATTACAATATAGCAACAGCATATACAGATGCAGATGTGTGTTATTGGAAAGGTGTCATTGTTTCTGCTACTTCTGCAGATGGCATAGGTGATAGTGGCTGGACTGAAGCTTCGGATGTAACTGCTGGTACAATTCCTGCAACTGCACATGTGGTTTCTGTAGAATATGTAGAACAATCAGTTGGATCCGCTAGTGAAGTTACGGTTCAAATAAATTCAGAAGTTCATGCATTATTAACACCTGGAGAAGCTATTGTTATTCCATTAAGTGCAGGAGAATCACCTGCCAATATTGAAGTTTTTGATGCCAACTATGGCAATGGAACTAGAGAAGCAAAAGTAAATGTTATGATTGCTGGTGTATAAAAATTAACCAAGGTATCCATGAGAATAGTCAAGCTCGGTAAGATATCGTAACAGAGGAGAAACAAGATGGCTGATTTACAAAAATATTCTGTAAAAGAATCCCTAAACCAAATGGTGTATGACTACGCAGTAGCAGTAACACCTTCTGATGGAGCAGATATATCAGGTGCGCCTTATAAGGCATTATACGTTGGAGTAGGCGGAGATGTAAAGTTGGATTTACATGGTACAGGAAGTGCTATTGTATTTAAAAATCTAGCAAGTGGGCAATTATTACCTATTGTGTTTGATCGTGTATATGATACAGGAACAGATGCAACCAACTTAGTGGCATTAAAATAATGTTAGGTGCAATTCGTATATCTGCAATTACAAATTTCTTTCAGGAAAT